TTTAATGGTTTTTATTGGATTATCCTAATCATTTGCAGCGTTCATAAATCCAAGACCAAGCCAATGTCCACAAAGCCAGCAGCACAATAAAAAGCAGTAGGCTAGAAATCTTTAGCAGCAAAAGTAGACAGATGCCTACCAATGCCACAAAGATTGCGTACAAATCATTTTTTTTCATTTAGAAAGGTAAGTTATCATTTTCGACAATGCGCTTCTCTGTCGGCTTGTTTGCTACCTGTACAGGCTTCCAATCGTCTACTTCCAAATAATGCGTTGCCTTGCCTTCAACTTTCTCTTGCTTTTCCTTCATTACTAGATTTACCCACTCGGTATCGTTAGCATTTAGGTAAGCCAATAACTTTTCAAGGTCAGTTCTGCTTTGGCTAATCTTTGTCATTGTGCCAAATTTTGTTTGGATAATCTTTGCGTTACCGCCGTAAATCTTGCTCATAATGTTAACTGTTTGTTTAATTGATTGTATTGCTCTATTGCTTTAAATATTTGGTATACTACCTGTGGAACTACTGCGTTTCCGTAGGCTTTTATTGATTCTTTTCTCCACTTTGGAAAGGTAATTCTGTCCAATTTTTTGGAAACCCCATTAATTCCTGAACAAACGAGGTTTTCAGCTTGTAGGTAGGTTGGCCATTTTTCGTTAAATCTGCTGCCATCTGCCTTAAAGTCATTTGTAAATTTACTTTTTTTAACAAATGTTTTTGTTTCCTTTTCTTGTATGTTATTGGTTTTACTCCTGTATTCCAATCCATTGCGTTTGGAGTAGGCAATAAACCAAATCCTATCTCTTTTGTGAAATGCTCCGACACTTGCAGCTGAAAGTAAAAACGGTGTGACTTCGTAGCCTTCAGCTTCCAAATTAGCCTGCACCTCGTCGAATACCAGCCCTCCATTCCAATTAGTAAGGCCACGAACGTTTTCGCCCACAACCCAGCTCGGCTGAATCTCTCGAATTGCTCTAAGCATCTCAGGCCAGAGGTGTCTCTCATCCTCCTTGCCAAGTCGCTTTCCTGCGGATGAATAGGGTTGACAGGGAAATCCACCTGTAATGATGTCAATTGCTCCTCTGTGAATAGTGAAATCTGTCTTTGTGATGTCATGATAAGTTATTGCATTAGGCCAATAATAATTTAAAACTTTTTGTCCAAATTCATTCCATTCGCAATGGAATACATTTTCCCATCCCATCCATTCAGAGGCTAAATCAAAACCTCCTATTCCGCTAAACAAAGAGCCGTGTCTCATATTAGCTTATCTAAATTTTTATTATCCCTAATAGATTGTAAAATAAACAATTTCCAAATTTTATTCTTTGTCTTGGCGCCAACGCTTACCTCGTCTACATATCTAACCGTCAAGCGTAATTCTTTTCTAACGTCATTCTCCATCTCCTCCACATTAAACTCCCAAGGTTTTAAAATTCCTTTTTCTTGGAACTTATTAAACCAGTTCATGCCCCATTCTGCAATGTCTCTGCAAAATCCTGTGTCCTTAGCATACTGGTAATTATCTCTAAATATCTGCTTACCAACCTCAATCCAGTACGCAATCTCTTCGTTGCTTGGTTCTTTTTCTTTGTTGTTTAAAGCTTGTACTTCCTGAACAATTTGGCTTTGGTGGTGGGCATAATATTGGTTAATCCATACGCTTACTGTCTTCTCGTTTACGTGGTAAAAATCGCCGTATTGTCCTCGCATACCAGCATGGAGAATATAGTCAACTCTTGCCTCTGTCATCCAGCCGTAGCTGCTAAATAACTTGCTAAGACATCCAAGTAACTCGCTTGCCTCTTCTTTTTTGTATTCTTTAAACTGCTTCAGTCCGCATACAAACTCCATCTTGCGGAGGTGCGTTAAAATTATCTCATTCATTGTTTAGGTGTTTTTGTTTTTGTAAGTCTTCGTAAAGTTCGTCAAATACGTTGTAAGTCTTTGACTTTTCGGGTGGCTTGTAGCTGGTTTTTAAATTGTTAGCTAGGTAAAGGTTAAAACTATTTTCAGCCTTTGCAATCGTCATGCTTTCGCCTTCTTTTATTGTTGCCCATTTTTCAAATAGCTTTTCAATGGTTTCGTTATCTGCTGAATGTACGTGCGCCATCCTTTCAAAATATGGTCGCTTTAAAGGCTTTTCTTTTTTAAAATCAATAAAGACCTCCTCCAAAGATAAAAGTGCGCCAGCGCTTCTTTGATTGTTTACATTACCATTTACATTAACATTATCATTTACATTAACATTACCATTTACATTAACAGCTACGTTTGCTAGAGAATTTGTAGCATTGCTAGGGTTTGCTAGGTCATTTCTAGCATTGCTAGCTTTTGCTAGACCTCCCTTTTTACCAGCCTCAGACCTTAAATGTTTTTTTTCATCCCAAATCTTTAGGTCCCTTTTAAGCTGAGTCTTAATTGGTAGGAATGCAAGACGCACAAACTTGTCGTCCGTTTCAGGATTTTCATCGTTAACATAGCTAAAAATGTGCTTAATTAACTTTCCAGCTTGCTCGTGGTCAAGCTCTTCAAAGACTTCTCTTTGGTCCGTATAAAGTACAAATGATTTTTTCCCTTCCATAAAATAAAAAAGGCCCTATCGTGTCGGAGTCGATGGGCCTTGGTGGTTATCACCTATGAAAGATTCAAGGCTCCGACCTCTTAAATCTATCATTATTTACACAAATATAATTCTTTTTAATTTATCCAACTAAATCCCTACGTTTTAGTTCGGTATAAATTGTGCCATAACATCTGCCAAGTTCAATTGCAATTATTTTAATTGGCTTGCGGTCTTGCCATCCTTCAAATATTAACTGCTTTTCCTCGTCAGTTACTCTGCGTCTTTTCATTGTCGTTTAAAATTTGTTCAATAGCTGATAAACAGTCGTGAAATAGATTGCCACCTTGGTCAATCGAATTGTGGAGCCGTTCAAACAAAGTCACAAACTCGTGAAACTGCTTAATTGTTGCCTCTCCACCGTCGTAATTTTCCAAAAACCTAAACGCCTCGGTTGACTTACGTTTTAAAGCGTTAATCATGTTTTTGTGCTTTGTTCTTAGGTCCACGTCAAATGCCTTTAGCATTGTCACGTCTTCGTAGTAATCTAGCATAATTTCTTGGAGCGCCAAGTATACCAAGTACTTTTGAGTTGCTCGGTGGTTGAGTTCTGTAATGATTTCCTCTCGTGTCATACTAAGTCCTTTATTTTAACAAGTACGCCAACGCTGGTGTTGTTGTCACCACCTTTGACGTTTGGTCTTGCTTTGCCTTCGTCTACTAATTTTTTAACAAGCATTTTAAGTTCGTCTGTTTTAATTACAATTGCTTTGAATTCTGCGATTTTATAAACCCAATAATCTGCTTGAGTTGTGGCAATGCCTGAGAGTTTACCTCGGCTCTCGTATTCAATGTAAATGTTTCCAGTCCTTGCAGACATTCGGTCAGTCTTAACCTCAAATTTGGAATTACTTACAATGTCGTGAAACCAAGTCTCTCCCTCGACAATGCCATACTCTAAGTCGTATCTAAAATCGCTATTAAACTCCACGCTTTAAAAAGTAGCGTGCAACCCTTTTACCATTCTCCAGGGTAACCATGTCGGTTACAACGTTTAAACCTTTGTCTCTAAGGTCTGCAATCCTTGCCGCTAGTCTAAAGCATCCAAACTGGTTTAAAGCTTCTAGCTGGGTAAGGGAATAGCCATTTAATAGCCATCCCTTGATTAGTGCGTTTTGTGAGTCTGTGCTTGTCATTAGTTCATTAATTTTTCTATTTCTAAAGTTGCATCTGTGTATACTTGACGAAATTCGTATTCATTCAAAGGCTCAATTTCATTTTTCGCCCAAAAATCTGCGTGCCATTTAATCAAATCAATTTTGATGTAGGCATAAACGAATAAATCAGGTAAGTAATTAGGGTTTACAACTAGGACGTCATCGTCGTTTAAAATCATGTAATGAAAGTCCATTATTTTAAAATACTTAGGGACGTCCATTTGAAACTCCGTTACTTTGGTTGATTTAATTGTGTAAAATTTCATAGGTGTTTTTGTTTTTATTGTTGCATTAATTTAATGCCTAGCATATAGCCAAGCGCAAAGATGGGTGACATTGCTACAATGAAGTAGATGATTTTGCCTGTAATTTTAAGTGCTTTTTTCATAGGTGTAGAAAGTTATGCCCCCGAAGGGGCGTTTGGTTATTAACTAGGATAGTTTTTATCCCAAGTTCCAAAAGTTGGATTTTTTGACCAATCAAGGAAATATAGTCTGCAATTGTCTTTAGACATTACAGATTCCATTAGGTCAGACTCTTTAACAAGTCTAGAGTCCACCCATTTAGTCCTGTTAAGAACCTTAACAACACCATTGCTAAAATCAGCAATAAAAGAAACAGAAAGTTTTACCTTCTGACCTTTTAAAGCCAAAATCATTTCTGACTTTGAAACACTAACAGGAAAAAACGGCTGATTCGCCATAACAAAAAGAGAACTTCCATCTCGTGCTGATTTCCTTCAGTCGCAGGATTGTGCTTGTTTGTTGAGTCAAATATCTAACAAATAAATTAGATTCCAAACTATTTTTAAAAATAAATTAAATTTTTTTCTCAATCATATTTTTGGATTGTGCTACATCCAGCAACTTTTTTACCTTACGATATTCTAGCTTTTGGTCTTCTGCTATTTCTTTGCAGTTATAACCGTATGTCGCCAGCGTCAGCACTCGGCTGATTTGGTGGTCGGTCAGAATGTTAAAGATGTTTTCGTTTATTAGCTTACGTGGGTGGATTTCATGAAGCTTCATTTTGGTATAGAGTAGGTAGCCTACCTTTTCCTTATCTACTCCAAGCTTTGCAGCTATCCTTTTGCGAGTAAATCCTTCGATGTATAGTCGCTTTACTTCGTCCATTATTTCTTGAGTTTCCATAATCTTTCAAAGGTTTCGTTAAATGGTAGCTTTTCAGTTTGATAGGTAGACTTAACACCTCTTGGCGCTAGGTCTGCTGGGCGTTTAATGAATTTGCCTAAATAGGTGTAGTTGCTCATTTTAGTTGTTTTTAAATAGGTAATAAATGACGTACCAAGCAGCGGCTAAAATCAAGACAATCGTAATTATTGGGATGTATTTAAGTCCTGCTAAAATCAGTAAGGTTATGCTTATGCCTGAGAATAGGATAAGCGTTGCCAAAAATATTGGGTTATCTTTCATTTGATTTGTAGGCTAAAGTTTTCGATAATTCTAGCGCCAGTAATATTCTCGCCTCTTTTAATGGCTTCCTTAATTGCTACCTTGTCAGCAGTTACCACGTTTTTAATGTTTACAAACTGGCTAGGTAAAGCCTCTACAATGTCAACCTCCACCGCTTCGCTACGGCGCAAACTAAGCTTGAATAAAGGACTTTCAATTTTGTCAATGGCACTTACTAGCATTGCCTCTCTAAGTGCATCCTTAAGCCTTGTAATGGCTCGCTCCTTACTGTCCTTCATTGCCTTGAGTCTTTTAATCTCTTGGTCGATTGCATCGGAATCGCTTTGGATGTTTGCGATGACCTTGGCATAGTTGCCAGCCTTGACTTGGAGTTGCTCTTGGTTTATTACCAGCATTGCTTCCAACTCAGGTGTTAAATCTTCTGTTTCCAATAGGAAGGCTAACTCAAGCGCCTCCCTTGTGATTTCATATAGGTTCATAGTAATCCGTCTAAGATGTCCTTTTGGTCTTGTGTTAATTCGTATTTAGTCAAGGCATCTTTTGCTTGCTTGCGCTGGGCATCGGTTCCGTTTAAATAGCGAACGATGTAGGCAAATTGCTCGTCGGTTGGCTTGGTCTTTACAACCGCTGGCACTTGGCGCACTGGTCTAGTTGCAGCCTCTCCATCGTCATCGCTAATAGCTAGGTTTAAAATGCTTGTAATGGCATATCGTCTTGCGTAACTAATTGCAGAGCCTTGCGCTTGTGGGTCGTTCTGTCTAACCACTTGCAAAGTGTAGGTTGCTGAAATGTACTCACCACTTTCTGCGTGAATTAGCATTGTTGTCAAGCCGTCGCCGTTTGGAAACTGGCTAAGAATTAAACCAGCCTTTTCTAGCGGCTCGCTGACCTCTGTAATAATGTGAGGTAAGCTGGCGTAATTGGATTTAAAAAATGGGTTCTTAGCATCTTTGCTAATCTTCCCAACCATTGCATGAAACTTGGCAAGTCCTTGTGTTAGGTTTTGGATACTCTGTGATTTTTCCATAGGTGTTTGTTTGTTTAAAGGTCTCGTTCAATGTATAATACTAATTCGTAAATGAGGGAGTTGGTAATTGTCACCTCGTCCCAGCCGTTTGTTTCTTCGTTAAACTTGGTGATGGCTTTGGTTGTCTCAATCTCAACCTCAACCTCGGAATCGCCGCAATAATCCCAGTCGGACTCCTCGCCGCATTGCTTGACCTCGTAATGACCAGTCCAGCAATACTCCTCGCCTTCGTAATAGAATAGCACCTCTTGGTCGAGGTACATTTCAGAATCGTTAAATAGTTTTCCCATAGGTGTAGAAAGTTATGCCCACTTTCGTGGGCAGTTTATTTATCTTATTTGCATTAAAGCTGCTTTCATTTCAATTGACTTGTAAGAATCAATTGCCAAATCTAGAGTTGCAAAATTTTTGCCTCCCATTCTGTTGCCGTTTTCTAATCTGATAAAATAATAGTTGTTGCGACCTCTAGCAATGGTAATTGAATAAACTTTGCTTTTTACTTGAATTTGTAGGCTTTCGTAGGTTGTCTCAATTTCTTTCTCGTTAAAAATTTCAGTTCCCCAGCCGTTAATAGTAATTAGTTGCATAGTATTTTGGTGTTTTGGTTGTTGTTGTTGTTATTACTGAGACAAATATCT